TAAATGAATATCGTTATAAGATAGTTCCAGAAGAGTTTGAAGTTAGTTATTATTATGATGTTAAAGCAACACCTCAAAAGTATCTTAAATACATGATTTTTATGAATATTGAATTAGAAAAAATAGAGGGTAAAATGTATCAATTCTTTCCATTACAATCATCTGTAATTCCTAATCATATTCAAATGGATACTAAATCAGTAATAGAATTATTAGTTGAAAAAGAAAAGAAACAATATTTAGATAATATTGAATTAAATAAAGAGTTCTTATGGGACAAATATTTTAATATAATTCAAAAAATAAAAGATTATAAGTTTGACAATACTATTATTACTGATGGTTATGCAACTTCTTTAAGATTTATTCATAATGATTATATTGAAGGTGAAAAGATAAAAAAGGAAAAGATGAAGAAAGGGCGAAAGGATGCAAGAGAATTGACTGATGAAGATAAGGAAAAAAAGAAACTCTCTAAAAAGAAATTACAAGATGAAAAGAAAGAGTTAAATAAATTAAAACAAAAAGATAAACCTAAAAAGATTGAAAAAATACAAGAGTTTCCCTATATTGATGATGTTGAAAAAGTAGATTTAGAAGGAAAACATATTTTTATTGATCCTGGTAAAAGAAGTTTATTTACTATGATGGATGACGATGGTAAGTTTTACTCTTATACTAACAAACAAAGAGTAAATGAAACCAAAAGACTAAAATATCAAAACATTCTAAAAAAATATAGAGATGAATTAGAAATTACATCAAAAGAGAATGAACTATCGTCATATAATTCTAAAAGTTGTATTATAAATAATTATAGAGAATTTATAACAAAAAAAATAAACACTAATGAAGTATTATATAAGTTATATCAAAATAATAAGTTTAGACAATACAGATGGTATGCTTTTATAAACAAAAAACGAACAGATGATAATATGCTTAATAAAATTGAAAAGACATATACAAAAGATAGTATTATTATAATTGGTGATTGGAGTATTGGTAAGCAAATGAAAAACTTTATTTCTACACCTAATCTATCATTAAAAAGAAAATTACAAGAGCGTTTTAAAGTTTATGATATTGATGAATATAGAACTTCTTGTCTAAATTTCAAGACAGAAGAATTAAGTAAAAACCTTTATCTGCCAGATAAAACAAATAAAGAGCGAAAGATGCATTCTATCCTAACATATAAAATGGAAAATAAACGGAATGGTTGTATCAATCGTGATAAAAATGGTTGTAAAAATATTCAAAAAGTGTTTAATTATTATATAGAATATAATGAAAGACCCGAAAGATATAAGAGAGGAGTTGATTTACAAAAACTACAAACCGCAATAGTGCCGTCAAATTGTAGTTAGTCGCTTAAATGCGATCATTTACATCCAATAGAAAAGAAGAATAACATAATTATTATATTTTTATAATAGTCTTGTCTCATTTTTCTTTTCAGTCGGTGTAATTATGCCTTCGTATTTAGATTTGTTGCCTGTGGATATTATTGCTCACGTATACAGAATGCTATATAAATCTATCATAATTGATATGAAAAAAGATAGTAAATATAAGAATATTACATGGTTTGATAAATTGCAAGAAATAACAAAAAACCCATATATAGATATAGAAAATTTAATATATGATGTAGATAATAAATGTGTCACAACATATTTAGAATGATAATATATACTAATATATACTAATATACATTTGTTCTAAAAAATAAAGAGAATGATAAAAATTGATTAAACATTATTTGTAGTATAAGCAAGGTATACCTCCGTATACTGTGGAGATATACCACAGTAATTTCAAATTGATTTGAAGCCAAATAGCAAACAACCCGCATTTGTTCGAATAAGAATAAGCTCAACTACTTTGCAAAAAATGGAGGATACTTGCAAGAATACTGGCAATACTGAATTTATCAAGCATACCACACCAAATATGAAGTTCTCCGCGTATCATTTTCATCATAACAGGGAACCTTTCTATACATTATTCATCTTAAAAGGAGATGTAATTTATATTGAAATGATAAATGATGGAACACATAGGAATAAATATACTAATGAGATTGTTATGCCTTTTGAGGATATGTTGAAAAATGAAAATCTTAAAAAATATTATGATATGTCGGTTATGTTAGTAAATGATATTAATAGCGTATATTATGATTGGGAAGGGGTTCTAACAAGTTCTCTAATTCAAACTTATGATACTGAAAGCGAAGATGAAGAAGAAGTAATTCCAATTAGGCATTGGTGTATAAGCACCGAACGTAATTGGAAAAATATGCGTATTTCCAAAGCATATGATTACAATTGCTACTATAATATCAACCCATTCACATTTGAGTATAATGTGGGAACAGAAAAAAATATTGCAAGTTTTATGCAAAGTATTAATGCTTTTGCAAAATATCATAGTGTATGTCGCTTTATTGAAGCAGAAATAACTAATAATTATAAGCTTCGAAAAGAAAAAGAAGAAGGCGTTGAAGTTCCATTTGTATACTGCACAGACCTCGAATCTTAAATAATTAAAATTTAAAGCAATATGATGTAATGTAATTTAGTGTAAATATAATGTAAATTATATATATTTTTTATTATTCGTTTTTTTTAAAAAAAATGCCTTTCGGATAATCTTAATGGTGCGTTTGCTTTTAATAAATGCAATGGTGGATTTACAATAGGCAAATCAGTTTTGTTAGGTCTAATACTATAATCAAATAATTCGTTATTATCATCATTACTATTACTATTACTATTACTATTACTATCACTTCCCTTTAATGTGGTGTTGTATAATGCCTCTAATTTGGGGTCATAGTTGCATTTATTTGGGTTTCCTAGCTTACTATTATTATCAATAACAACATCTTTGTCGAAATCAATATTATCTATATTATAAGTATAATTATTTATATCTTTAGTTGTTTTATATGATGTATATTCCTTGTATATTTTGTTATGGTCATCGTCTATATTGTCTTTTTTAATACAACGAATCGTATTAATATTATTCTTTGTATTCATAGTTTTTACATCATTATTAAGTTTGACACTTAATTCTTGTTGTTGTTGTATATTAAAATATAATACTATTATTATTATTCCGATAAAAGCAAAAAATGCAAGATAATAACCTTCATATTTCATAATAAATATTTAATTCTGTTACTATATTATTATATTATTATATTATTATATTAAAGAATTTTACACCTTTGGACATTTAAAATGCCGATTTAACAGCAAAATAAATATCTAAAAGTAGTAAAAATTTGGTTATTACATAGCGTGTACTATGTATGAATTCTCGTAAATATGTCTGGTCTTCTTCCTATTGTAAATATACTCTTTACAATATTTAACATATTTTGAACGGCATTCTTATCTCTATTATGAATTATCTCGCATTTCTGCTTATCCTCTTGATGAGAAAGTAATCCATTAATAGTTATTTTTTTATTAACTTTTATATCATTTGGTTTATGACTTTGCCTTATCATAAAGGGTGATATCTCACGATGGCAACAATTGCATAGTTTAGATGTCCTAAACTCATTCACTAAATAGGTTCTAAATCCAGCATTCTTAAATATTTTTCTAAACTTTTTACAAATTGTAGGTTCTAACCCTCCTATATTACTACTACCCTTATCATAATCACCCATTATAAATACTACATCATTTGGTTCTCCAAACTTTTTAGTAAAGTTTTTTATCATTTTACTCTCACTTTTTTGAGTATTGATATACCTGTTTAATTTGAACTTTCTAAAAAAGGTCTTTTCATAATGAGAAAATAGCAATAGGTTTAATTTATTTTTTTCAATCAAGTAATTCTCGAACTTTTTATAATGACATGTTTTCTTATTATGATGACTTAAAACGCTCTCAATTTCTTTAATATTCTTTCCATTTATAAAGGTTGTATTATTAACTTCTTCAATAATCTTATTATATTTTTTTGTTCTTGTTTCCAATCTTCTTTGATTTTGAGTATATCTAAATGTTTCTAAATTACCATCATTATCTTTGCTTCCACAATAAATTAAATCACTACAACCCGGATCAACACATACTATCTTTTTACTTCTTAATTCATCTGTAATAATCTCTTTTTCTATATATTTTGTATTCTCTTCTGGTTTATTAATAGGATTATAATGTTTTAATGGTAATCCATTACTTCCTAATCTAATAAATAAAATATCAACAGAAATACCATCAGTTCTAATCATATAATTAAACTCATAATTATTCTTTTTGAAAATTTTACTATCTAACTTTAAAACCCTATTCCATAATTTAAATTGATTATTCTCTTTTTTATAATTTTTAAAGTGTGTTGTCGTGCTTTCATCACCTAAAAAATTACTAATTAAAGCACATGTATCAATGCATATATTTTTAGGAATAATATTACTTCTTAATGGTAATATATTAAATAGTTTAATTTGTTTAACCTTATCACTATTAGTAATATCTTCTAATAGTATATCATTAAGTTTTTCAAGTTGAATATTTATATAGATAAATGACTTTAAATAATCTTTTGTATTAGAATGTAGGTCATAATAAATGCTATTTTTATCAAATGAAGGTTTATTAGGAACAATATGTATCTTTTGTTCTTTTATCCAACTATGATATTTTTCATCTGCTTTTAGATCATTTGTTAGTGATACAAGGTCATCTTTTACTTTTTTAAATTCATTTGTTAATGATTTATACCTTTCTTTTCTTGCTTCTTTATCTTTTATCTTTTTAATCTCATCTTTTTGCTCTTGTAAATTAAAGGAATGATTAACGAATTGATTAAGATGTGTAATAAAATGTTCTTGTATGTTATTATTTATATTTTTCTCAATATCAATTGCTTCGTATGCTAATATATAACTTAATTTATCATAATAGATTATTTCATTATCATAAATGGTAGTTATATAGTGTTCATTATAAAACTTATAAAGGTTCTTTAACAAATCGCTATAATCTTTTTCAGGTGTTGCACCTCTATTATCTTTTCTTTTAGTAATAACTTTAAAGACATCACAGATAAAATTCTTATCAATTAAAGGGAACTCTAAATCATTTTCATATAGATAAATACAATATAATTTAATAAAATTACATGAATGAATAACAATCTTATTGGTTCTAATGACTAAATCATTAATGCTAGGTAAGACTGCTTTATCTTTAAGAACATTATTGATGTTATTTTTAATAGTTTTCATATAGTCAAACTTTTCAAGGTCATCTCCTTTATTGCTCTTCGTTTTAGACATTTACATTATCTATATATAGTATATACATTATCTTTAAATAGTTTTATACTGAATATTTAAAAATGATATAAGTAAATGTTGTCTATTGTTTAATATATGTCTAAAACAATAGACCTATTATTTGATAATATTTTTGAAGATGATTTACAACATATGCATCCAGCAGTAAAATGTGATTATTTTGGATTAAATAAAGGCGAACATATTAATACAATATACGGAATATATGTAAGTTTAATTAAAATAAAGGGTATTCCTAAAAACTTAATAGAAAATTGCTTCCTTACAAATAGATTAGACGAATTAATACATAAAAAGCATATTCATAATAAGTCAGGATATTATAAAATCTTTTGTGATAAAAATATAAAAATAGGTGCTACAGCATTTGACAATACTGATATTGATATATTAGAAATATTTGATGATAATCATTGTCCTTCGTGTAATATTGATGAATATAATACAATTAATAAAATATCAGATGCACCACCAGATTGTTCTAAATGTTTTAATAATATATGCATAAAGTGTTCTACATATTGTGATATTGAATGTAGTTTTATTTGTTATATGTGTGAAAATCCAACATTAGAAAAATCAATTAAAAATAAAATTAATGGATACAAAAGACAAGATAAGGAAAATTTTGGATTTGAAGGAAATATATTATTAAAAAATGTAAAAGAATTATTAAAAAAGCAACAATTTAAATGTTATGTATGTGATGATAATGTAATAACATCAGGATGGAAACCTAATTGTTTATATCAATTTACATTAGATCGTTTAAATAATTCTCTTCCACACAATAGAGATAATTGTTTAATATGTTGCTATTATTGTAATTGCAAAGATATAATGTTATTACTTACAGAAGATATTAATGATTTTGAAAATATAAAAAATAAAATATGTAAAAATAAATGTCATTGTAATAAGAGAATAATTACAAATACTAGAGATAATATATCTAAAGAAAAAATAGAAAAATTAAAATTAACTTAAACAGAGTTTTCCAACTTATTTTTTCTATTCATATAAGCATTATGTCGCCATTCTTTAAGTTTTATCTTCTTATTCTATATTTTTATTTTTAGCATAAAACTATTTAAATAAAAAATGATATAAACTTATATTAAATAAATAATTAATTATTTATTTAATATGGACATAAGATGCGAACCTAATGAATTATTAATTAATGATAAAAATATTATAAATTGTACAATATGTAATAATTTATTAATAAAAGAAATAAAAGAAGGTAGTTATTTAATTAATGATTGTAGTTATTGTCGTTATAGTGATAGACCTTTTGTAATGGGTTCGTCTTCATTATATAATCATTATCCAGAAGGTTGCACTTGTGAATATGGAAAAAAAGATTTTTTATATATAATTTGTAAAATATGTAAATTTCCAAAATGCAGTAAATGTGGAACTAAAATAAATAATTGTATTAGTGAATGTAATAATTGTAAAAAAATATTAGAAAAAAATAAATTTAATGATAAATGGAATATAAGTAATCCTATAGAAAAATTAAATATATATGGTATTATAAAATTAAAAAAATTAGCAAAAATAAAAAATTTAAAAGGATATTCAAAATGTAATAAAATTGAATTAATTGAAAAATTAAAATTATTAGTAAATGATAATGATTTTCCTATAAAATAGTTCAAATATTATTAACTCTGTTCCATCAACTTATTCTTCCTGTTCATATAAGCATTATGTCGCCATTCTTTTAGTTTTTCAGGGTTCTCTGTTTTCATTCTCTCCATATAGTTCTTTGCTTTTTCTTTAACCTTTTCACTATTTTTTTCATAATACCTTTTATTCCTTTCTGTATTGGTATATGATCTTAACTTCTCTTCTAATTCTATATTTTTTTTCTTTAATAATTCATTTTCAATCACTAAATTATTATACATATCAATATTAACTATATCAGTCATATTATATTATCATTATAATATAATACAATATACCTTTAAATAATTTTAGATAATGCAAGTTCCCATAGAAACATAAGAGTTAAGGAATTAATAAACAAGAATAATAAATTGATTTATTCAGTACCATATCAACATTATACAAATAGTATAGAAATGTTTTTTAGTCTTCTAAAATCTAAATTACAAAAGAAGCAAGGGTTATATTATGAAGACTTAAATAATAATATTAAAGAGGTTATAAAAACAATACCAGAAGACTATTATAAGAGAATATTAAATGGAACATATAATAGACAAACCAAATATATTAAGAAAAATAAGGTAAGAAAATACAAAAATTATAAAGACTAATATCGGCATTTTAAATGTCCAAAGGTGTAAGGATTAGTCATCTTCAATAAACTTTAGTTTCTTTTTATTATCTGTGTCATTACCATCATTATTGTTGTCGTTGCTTTCGTGTTCTATTTTTTCATTATCAATATAATAAGATACTTTGTATTTATTACTATTATAAAACTTCAATCTGGCTGCACCTTTGCGTTTAAATATAGAGAAATCATCAAGTATGTCAATACACAATGGAACATACTTACGTTTTTCGGGAACTTCGCGAAGAATACGGCCAATCGATTGTTGAATATCAGAAATAGGGCTTGCAAATATTATTGTATTTAAAGAAGGAACATTGAAACCTTCTGAAGCCAATTGATATGTTGCAAGAATTATTTGTTTTTCTGCTGATTTTGCAAGGTCATCTTGTTTCATACCTCCAACATAATATCCATAACTGCCTTTTGCTATATTAGTTTCAATAATAAATTTCTCAAAATCCTTTAATTGATTTCTGCGTTCACTTAAAATAAGAATACGTCTTTCTGGTTCTTCGTTCAAAATATTTATTAATATTGAAATTATATATTCAGTTCTTGGAATAAATGAGCAAATATTATTAATCATTCCCGCGCCATTCTCTCTCCCATTCCACATAAGTTTAACAGTTGAATAATCAATATGTGTTTCAAAATATTTATGAACTTGCACATTAACATCGCTGAATTCCTTATTTTTCAAAGTATATACAGATTTTCCTATATAGTATTCGAATACACGTCGCATTCCATCTTTCCTATTTAATGTTGCAGATAATCCAAGAATTACAGGATTATTTAAATTCCTGAATGCTTTGCAAAATACTTGTGCTCCGGTATGATGAACTTCGTCAATAATTACAAAACCAATATCATCAAAAATACTTGAATCATAGTCGCGCATTGCAAGAGATTGTAGAGATGCAATAATGAAATCTTTGCCTTCGACATCTACTTTACTTTGCTTAATTATTCCAATCTTCGCATCGGGCGCAAAGATATTAACAGTTTCTATAAATTGTTGATTTAGGAAATCTTTGTGACTTACAAATATAGTCTTCTTTTTTAATTGACATGCAATATATAAACTCATAATAGTTTTGCCGAATCCACAGGGAACAGATATAATACCTCCCATTTTAAGAGGGTCGCGCGCAGCTTTTAAAAAGTTTTCAATTGGTTCTTGTTGTGTGTCCCTAATATTACCTACAAACTTTATATCTATATCTTGGCCGCTTGTTAATTTACATAATGCAGGCAATCCATACTTTTGCAAACCATAATATCTTGGAATATAAATTCGTTTTTCATTCTCGCTATATAGATTAAAAGTAACTTCCTCTGCTGTTGAATTATTATTTTTAGATTTTGATGTTCCAATATCAAAATTTACTTTTGGCGTCATTGTTAAATCTTTTCTTATACTTTCAAGCTTGTATTCATCTAATTCCGATTTTAAAATTCCATAGCCGTTTTTAGATAGGATTGAAGAATACATTAATAGTAATAGTAATTATTAAATACATATATATATAAGTATCATTTTTTTATATGGATTATAGTAGTAGAAGATTAAAAAATTATTATGATTATTACTTCTTTAAGAGTTTTAGCATTAATATTATTATCTGTAATAATTATTATTAAAGAAATACCCTTTAAAAACCTTTTTAAGGATTTACTGATACAATTTTACATGGCTCTGACATGTATGATTATCTTATTACTTGTTGATAATATATTTGGATTTATATTATCTATATGTCTTTTGACACTCTATTTTAGAATATATACAAGCGAACTTATTATTAATAGTGATAGTGTTAAGGATAGTGGTAAGGGTAATTCAGTTGCAATTATTAATGATAAAACAGTGGTAGAAGCAGATGATAAGTGTATAATGAATATGAGTCATGTTCATAGTAAAAAAAATTCACTTAATGCATTCAATAATATAGGTAATATAAGTATAGGAGACAATTGTATGGTCCCTTATATTACAGAGGAGAACCTTCTTGCAGCACAATCCAATATTTTTAATCCGCTTGAATATAACAAAGAGGTGCATGGCGTTGAAAAGGGTGTATACAACGAAGATGTATATGGTTCTCAAGGATTAGATAATAAGAACATACATATTCGAGGATATGATTCTCAAAATACATTTTTAGGAACCTTATCATATGATTTAATATTATAACCAAATAATAAAATATAGATTATTATTAAGAGATTATCAAAAATGAAAGAACTATTTGTTTCAAATGAGGAAAATGACCTAATTGTGCAAAAAATATTTACAATATTAGGGTATTCCGTTTTAACATTAGTAGTTTATGGAACATTAATATGGGCATATTCATCAACCTATAGAAATCAATATCTATTTATATCAATATTCTCACTATTTGTGCTATTTTATGCAATAATTGTTGTATCAATAGTGGTAATTAATAAATCAAATTATGACCCTTTATCATATTTATTATTATTTGGTATAACAATATTTGCAATATTTACATCGGTTTTTGTTTGCATCTTTTTCATCCTCAAATATTTTAATATACTTTCAAGTTATGTAAATATCTTGTATCCTATGAATCATGTGAATCATATGAATACTGCTAATGTTGCTGCGAATGCTGCTGCTAATGCTGCCGCGAATGCTGCTACGAATGCTGCGAATGTTATGAATGCTAAAAATAACTATGATTATGCAAACATGGATTACAGAAGACATAGTTATTAAATATACTCAAAAAAATATAATATATATATAACTGAAAATAATGACGCGGATTTTATATATATATCAAAATTATTCAAATTATCTTGTAAATAATCAGGTAATTTTTCATAAACATTATTAATAATACCAGAATGATAGATTACTAATGATATTATGACTAATATTAAACTTTTTTTTGCGACTTCTGTATCTAAATATGCCGATATATTATCATATTTATTACCATTATTCCTTGAATAATAATTTGTATTTGGTGACGGAGGAATCATTGACGGGAACTGTTGCGACATATGTTGTTGCATATGTTGAGTATGTTGCGGTTGCTGCATTTGTTGCGATTTATTAGGTTGCTTTGAATTCATTAATTCGTCTTGGAACTCATTTAATACATCTTGTACGATAGGGTCATTAATATCATTATTTTCTATATTATTTTGTTGTGTTTTTAAAGGTAAGGTACTTATAGGTGTTGACATTATTATTGTTCTTTCTATTGATATATAATATATTCAATATAAATTATATTACGCGAATATATGATGTTTTGTAAATAAAAAATATAATATAATTAGAGAGGTTATATGAATAGTAGATTTACAATAACAGATAATTATTCTCCGCAAAAGATGAAAAAAAAAAAATTAACAATGAGAGAATTATTACTATTACAAAAAAATAAAAGGGATAAAACTAAAATATTGCATCTTGAAAAAAATAAAAGAGAAGAAACCAAAATATTGCATCTTGAAAAAAAGAAAAGAGGATTTACATTGGCTGAACTTTCACCTCAACCAGTAATGCGAAAGAAGATTAAAAACACTATACCTCGTAGACATGCGCGATTTACAATAAGTGATATTCCTTCTCCTCCTAAACAATCGAGTAACTCATCCTTATCATCTCCTAATATATCAGAATCTATCTCGCCGACCCCTTGCTGTTCTTGCCTAAGAATCATGAAAAAGGGAGATAAGACACCGGAACATTGTAACTGGTGTAAATTAAAATTTCACCTCCACAAGTGCATTACGAAGAACACCAAAGAACGGCGAAGAACAGAGAAACAAGAAATTAAAACTTTAATGCAAAAAATGAAACGCCAAACTATATAATATTAAGTAGATGAAAATATTTTTTCAAAAAAACCAGGGACACTAATGAGATTATCCGGTGTTTTATTAATATCATAGGGTTCTAATGGTTTATCTATAGAATTACACTTAACCGGATAAGATTTATACTTATAACACGTATTTTCTAAATTAAAAATATTTCCTTCAATATCTTGAATATCTGGCGCTGAATATAATACACAATTATCCTTGCATATACGCCTAAATAATAAAGCTAATGCGAGACCAAATAGAGCGCTCACTATAATTTGTCCGGTCTCATCATAAAATAATCTGTCTATTGTTACTCTTAACCCTGTAATAGGGGCTTGAGCAAGCTTCTTTTTATTCATTTATATTCTAATCTATAAAAATTTAAAAAAATAAATATTATTCAATAATACAAAATAATTATATTATAGGTTGTGCGATTGATGATTCAGTGCATTTAACTTCTTCTGCATTATATTTATAACATTGTCTATTATGATTCAAATACACTATTTTATTTGCATTATAAGGTGTAGGATATTTTATAACATTTCTTATAGGTGGTGATGATATATATACATAAAAAATCCCTAATAAAAATGCCACAAAAAAACTAATCCAGTTTATTTTAAATGTCTTATTTTTGTCCATAATATCTCCTATTTACACAGTTCGAAAAGAAAATTATTAATCATTCAAAAATATGAATCAATAAATACTCATATTATGGCTTATAATTAACATCTTTGATACATCTATTTGTTTTAGGATTTAGAACTTTGCCTAGAGGACAATCTTTCTCCTTCTTAACAACCTTCTTATCATCCTTCTTTACAACTTTCTTATCATCCTTCTTATCATCCTTCTTATCATCCTTCTTAACAACCTTCTTAACAACCTTATCATCTTCATCCTTCTTGACTACTTTTTTTGCTTTGTCAGTTACACATCGATTTGTTATAGGATTTAGAACTTTACCATCCTTACATACTTTGACCTTCTTATCATCTTTCGGAGCGACAACTCTAACTTTTTCTTCCAAGTTAATATGTTCATATGTATATATATCTGGAATATGAGAATAATCTGTATTTTTATAATTTAAGTAACCATATAATGCATCAAGGGTTTTCGACTCTCTATATATGTTATATAAGTCTTTTTTTTTTTCTAAAAAAATCATATAATTATAATTATTTCTATCCCTTGCGAACTTATAATTATCTTCAAACCTTATTTTTTTTTGTAAAATTATATTATTTTCATCCTCTTTCTTTTTGAAATATTCACTTATTTTATTTTTCAATTCATTCAATTTTAAAGAATTAGCATTATTAAAAGGGTCTTTTGCATTCTTTCTATCAGTTTCTTTATCGTATATATTAATATTTAGAAAGCTTTTTTCAATATCTTTTAATATATCCATTTACTATAATATTAAGGATAAAAATAAAATATTAACGCGGATACAAGAAAATGTCTTCAAACATACTCTTATAAAATATTTGCAAACTTTCTTCCGGCTTTAATTGTTCCTCATAAGTACTACGAGGTATATATTTAATAATAACCTTGTCTTTCTTACATACTGATTTATTACTATAATATCCTTGAATAATTAGTATAGACCCTATAAATAGTAAAAATATTGCTATTGCTTTCATTTCTTAATATTAAGAAATAAGAAAAATATAAGATTTAATTATATTATTGAATACCGAGTTTTTGTGAGCTCCAACCATCAATTTGTTCAATACTCTTTTTTACTTCGGACATTTCAATCTCTTCAGGCTCTGTTGAAGATGCAGCATCAGCTACAGCATCAGCTACAGCATCAGCTACAGCATCAGCATCAGTAACTACGACAGCATCAACCGGTGTATCCGTTTCTGTGTGTGTAATAGGTTCATCAACAATTGTAATATCGTTGCCTGCTGCAGGAGTATTATTTGAAAATAGTGCACTTTTTCTATTCTCAAAAACAACATCTTTGTCATTCATATTTTTCTTGTACTCTTTCATAAGAGTATTTAATTGAGTTTCCGCATATTCTTGATTATCTAAACATTCGGGGTTAGGAGACCAAGGACACCAACAACCTACCTGTGCAATATATATATTAAACTTATTATCAATCTTTTTAATAAACTCGCAGCGATTTTTTGCTTCTTCAATTGTATCAAATACTCCTCTTACTTTAATTCCTCTGATGGATGTAACAAAATTATTATCACGATGATATGATGATTCAAGCTCATTATTGTTAATAGATTTATAAAACCCATATTGCTCGCTCATATCTTTAGGATTGAATATATACGAATTATTCTCTTTCATCGAATCCACAAAATCTTTTGAATCGCTATATTTTGCGGAAATACCATCTAGTAGAGCAGTCATATCATCGCTAAACTTTGTAATGAATTTGCTGAACATATATGCTTCCTTATTAACCAAAACATCTTCAGGACTTAAAAAAGACAATAGGGCAAAGTTTTGTGTTCTAATCGGTTTATCTTCATCCAGATAATCTACCTCTTTCACACTTGTTAATTTTACACTTTCTACTTCCACTTCTACTTCTGCTGACATTTAAATATCTTTCTAATAATATAATATATTATTAATCTTATATATTTTTTAATTTATAAGATTAACATAATAACCTTCATATGCAAAAAATATTTTGTATTATTATAATAGTATTATAATAGTATATAATGGAATATTCTGTTGATTTTTGGGATGTTGTAATAAGACTTCTTAAATATGCTTTCGAAGGTCTAATCGTTGCATTTGTTGCACTTATATTACCTAATAATAAATTAGATTGGAGTGAAATATGGATGCTTGCATTAACAGCAGCATGCACATTCTCTGTTCTTGATTTACTATCACCTACTGTTTCATCTGGCGCAAGACAAGGCGTTGGGTTAGGTGCTGGTTTTAGAATGGTTGGGTTCCCTAATGGGTTTTAATGTTAAATTGAAATTATAAAATTACAATGAAGGTATTATTTCATAATTAAGTTCGCCACATATTTTTTTCCATATCTGGTCTTGAACGTATAGTTTTTCGCGACTTTTCAATAGTGGGAAATATTTAAGATATTCATTTAAACCTAATATTTGAAAAAATTTATACAAAACATAACTATACGATAAAAAGTTTTTCCTGTCTTTCGGGCAATGTTTTAAAAATGGCGCTTGAATATTTCTAAACATATTGCATAATTTATCTTCGAGTTCTTGACTGAATTGCGGCGTAGGTATACCATTAATTCTATTAATAATATAATTTATATGCTCGTAATATTTATTTATGCGGAGACGTTTAAGAATATCCCGCATTTTATTATACGTAATCGTTTTAGTATCTAAAATTTTTTCTTTTTTTATTTCTGTAAGAATTTTTTCAAATATTTCATCAGGAATATCTGTGCTTTCTTTGCCTTGAACTTGGTTGCACCATTCTCTAAAATGATTAATACGTTTATAACTAAAATGTGACGTATCCTTCGTATTTTGCTTTAATATAGGCCTATTCTGTTCGACAAGAAGTAATTCTTGGTACCCGCAAATATTACAAATAATTATTGCATCATGTTGTAAACAGGTCATTAGATTCTTACAATTTTTACATATTTCGATGTCTTCATCTTCAACATTTCTAACATATTTCTTATTTATTATAGACATGTATTTATCAACAAGAGAACTTTTATCAATGAATGTATCCTTAATATATGCATTATTAGGTGCATTATTAGGTGCATTATTAGGTGCATTATTCGGTGCATTATTATGATCATTATTTGGTGCATTATTTGGTGCATTATTAGGTGCATTATTAGGTGCATTATTATGAGCATTATTCGGTGTATTCGTTTCTATATTTAAATTATTAAGCGCATCTAGAACATTAATTGTTGTTGCAGATACGGATGAACGTTTTTTCTTCGAATCATTTTTATATATCTTTGGTTGCCTGCTTAATAATTCACTTGAAGAAATACATACACCATTGGATATAGATGCATGAGTGTTACTTATATTTGATTGCTTTTCAACTGTATCGTAATATTGAAATAATATATAACTTGTATTTTTATAATATTCTACCTCATTATATGTTTCTAACTCTTTAATATTATTTTTAAGCTCAATAATTTTCTCTCTTATAATAATATTGCTACTCCATAGATTATTTATATACTCCTTATCTTGTATATTTTTTAATATTTCAATATTCTCCATAATAAGGTTTGATTGAACTTCAAAGTCGCCCAATAATATTTTGTAGTTTTCTTTGTCTTTGTTTGTAATCTCAAATTTCTTTATAATATTATTATGCATTGCATCTAATGTAAAAACCTCATTGTTGTCAGATATATATTTTTTTTTTGATGATTTTTCTTTGAACATCTTTATAATAGAATTATTAATATTAATTTTTATATAATAAATATATTAACACATACATTTAATTCATATTTTTTTCTCCTCTAATAGTATAAAGAATATAGCGTAAATGGGTGGTGGTCTTCTTCAATTAGTAGCTTATGGAGCACAGGATGTTTATTTAACTGGTAATCCTCAAATTACCTTCTTCAAGGTTGTATATCGTCGTCATACTAATTTTGCGATTGAAGCTATTCAACAAACATTTAACGGAACTGTAGGTTATGGACAAACTGTAAATTGTCAAATATCTCGTAACGGTGATTTAATTAACCGCGTATATCTCCAAGTAACATTACCTAAAATTACTGGTATTACGGCACCTGACTCTGGAACTCGATATGTCAATTACGTAGGTCTTCGTCTAATTAAATCAGTTGTTATTGAAATCGGCGGACAACAAATAGATAAACATTATTCTGATTGGTTATATATTTGGAACGAGCTTTCTTTACCCCTAGGAAAGCGATATGGTTATGATACTATGGTTGGTGCTGACAAAGATGTAACTTCGTTTAATGATACTACCCTCTATATACCTCTTGAATTCTGGTTTTGTCGCAACGTTGGCCTCGCTTTACCATTAATCGCACTCCAATATCACGAAGTTAAAATTAAGATAGATTTCGAAACACACAATAATTGTCTCATGAATTTACTTGCAACAGGTGATACTGCTGAAACATATACAGGTGCTATTAATTCAACACTTACTGAAATGGCATTATGGGTTGATTATATATTCCTTGATACTGATGAACGTCGCCGATTCGCTCAACTATCGCACGAATATTTAATTGAACAACTTCAATTCACAGGCACTGAAGCACTTAATAATGGTGCAACAAATCGCGTTAAACTAAACTTTAATCATCCTTGCAAAGAATTAGTATGGGTCGCAAAGCCCCAGTTTCGCAAGAAATCGCATTGGTATAATTACACTGATACTGACCTTGTTGATTTCACCTCCACAAATATCGGGTTTAATTATCCTATCGGGCCCTTCCATCAATCCAGTAATTATATTAGTGGATTTAGTGCAAGTAATTATATGACTGGTCAGAATTTCAGTTCAAATGTTGGCAATACTACTAATACTAATATTTCAACACCATTTTTAGATACTATCTTACAATTAAATGGTAATGACCGCTTCAGTGTTCGCGACGGCACATATTTTTCATATGTTCAACCTTACCAACATCATACAAATATACCAAGCAATCCTGGTATTAATGTATATTCATTCGCACTTAAACCTGAAGATCATCAACCCAGTGGAACTTTAAATATGTCTCGTATTGATACAGCCACACTTATGCTTACAGTAAAAGATGTTAAAAATGCGGCAAATGCTTCTGTAACATTTGATGGTATTAATATATATGCCGTTAATTATAATGTGCTTCGTATATTATCAGGCATGGGTGGTTTAGCCTATTCCAATTAATAATTCATTACTAATTCATTACTAATTCATTACTAATTCATTACTAATTCATTACTAATTCATTACTAATTCATTAATGAATTATTACTTAATCATTAATGAATTATTTTTGTTAAATATACAATGT